AGCGTCCAATGCAGCTTGGAAATCAGTTTCCAATGTAGCCAAGTCAGAAGCTACAGCACCAGACAAGTTGTTGATGTTTGTTTGAAGAGTAGAATCTCCAGAGATGCGAGCAGCTTGTTCAGCAGCCAAAGCAGCATCGTTAGAGATAACGTAAGCATCATGCTTGCCTTCGATACGAGCTTCTTCACCAGTAGCACGAGTTACTTCGTTAGAGATAGCAGTAGCATTAACGCCTTCGGCAGCTGTTGCACGAGCAACTTCAGCAGCAAGTTCGCCATCAATACGATCAACTTCGCCTTGCATTGCAACTTCAACAGCTTTTACGTGCTTTTCTTGAGCCAATTTAGTTCCGTCAGCTGCTAGAACATCACCAGCAATAAGGTTGCCATCGATCTCAGACAAGTTCTTAATGGCACCAGTAGGAAGGGTAAGTTTCCCTTGAGCCAATTCCGACATATCAAATTCGGTAACTTGATCGTCAACCTTGACTTTTCCAATAAATAATTTACTCATTATTATTTCCTCCAAATAATGATCTTAATAGCTCGATGTACAGAGACTCCGAGCTACTCATAACTACTTCACCAATATTCCAAAAGAAAATAAAAAATGTCCAGTTTCCAAAAGGACTTTTTAAAGAGGAAAAAAAAATTTATTTTTCTATATTCTCGACAAACTCGACTTTATAGAATATTACATAATAAAGAATTTAGATACACCATCGGTGTAGATATTGACTGCCGATCCTGCAGATGCAAAAGTTATACTTTGCCTATTTTCAATTAGTTGACCTTGCAAAGCAGTTATTTGAATAGTGTATTGATCTGCATTCTCAGATTCGTCTTTTAGAACCATTATTTGGCCATTAAACAAGGTAGAAGCATCAGGAAGTGTAACTGTTAAGTTTTGAGTCGCCTGTATTCCAATAAAGTAATCATTTGAAGTTACGTTATAGTTTTGAGAAACAACTACTCTATTTCTAACTTCAATACCAGATTGAACTGCCGGCGCTAATATGACATTTCCATTTTGGTCTAAAGAAAGAAAGTTATTCGATGTCCCTTGCTGAATGTTTGTCAAGTTAAGATTTGGAATGATTACTTTACCAGAAGAAGGTTGGATACTAAAGTCACCTTCCGATGTTGTATTTAGGTCAGTGTATGTATATGAAGTTAAACCGAATATTTCCTCAGTGTTTGTTAATCTTAATTGCGAATTGGAATCTTTGATTTCAACTTTTCTAGAAGCAGAAGATAAACCAACAGCAATAGTATCACTCACATTCAGATTTCCATTTAAATCGCTTTCTCCATTTACTGTTAATGATGTTAGATTTCCCAAACTAGTAATGTTTGGCTGTGCTGATGTGGTTAGTGTTCCACTAAGATTGTCTGCATTTAAGGTAGGAGTTGTGATCTCGGAATTTGAAATGGAAACTTGCCCATTCGTTATATTGCTTGAAGTAATATTGGTAAAGTACCCAGAGTGTGACGATACTGAAACAGAAGAGGAAACTTGCCCTGCGCTGTCCAAAATGATATCTCCACTTGGGCCAACATACATGTCATTTAAAATTTTTGTAGTATTTAAAATGTCTATAGTTAATGTATCTGAAGATATTACTGTATTGCCATTTTGAACATCGATAGATAGTTTCTCAGTTTGAGTTCCAACCTTGAATTGATTCGAGTTGGATTCAATTTCAAACTTGCTCCCACCAGAGTAATTTCCAATGCCAACTGTCGTTCCAGATACATACAGTACGCTATTTATTTCTAAATTATTTGGTGCCTGAATGGTTTGAGCATTTATTGTTATTAGATCCGAGGCTTCATCTCCAAAAGTCAGAGTGTCGGCACTAACAACAAAATCAGTCATTTCTGCTCGAAGTGTGCCTGAAACAGTTAAATCACCACTAATAATAGCGCTTCCATTTACATCAAGGGCAGCAGTTGGATTACTTTTGTTGATGCCTACAAAGCCACTTGTAGGGCTTATAGAGAACTGTCCGGATGTATTTGTTCCTAGATCTGTATATTGAGAAGTCTGAATACCGAATATTTCTCTCTGAGAAGTTAGTCTCAATTGAGTACTCGTAGATAGTATCTCTTCAGTCGCTTGAGGATCTGAGACGTTTATCCCCACTCTATTCTCTGCGCTTTTTACGTAAAATGTTCCATTAAATGTTGCATCGTTTGCAACATTAAGAGTATTCAGTGTTCCAACTTGCGTAATATTAGTTTGCGATGGACTAGTCAATATTCCTTCTATAGTATTAGCCATAAAATGGCCAACGTTTGAAATGATGCCTGACTCTATAGTTATAATGCCATCTGTGAACCTAGTTGTCTGATGATCCTCTGTTTGAAGAGAATCAAAAAGACCTATAGTTCCACTTAATTGGTCTCCTTCAATATCTATTGCCTGAACATTACCGGCCACAGATAATAAAGTTCCATCAAATAAAAGATTGTCTTCTGCATGTACTGACTTTGCACCGACTGATGTTACTAGCCTATTGTCACCAGCATTGGTGTATGTATTGATTGCAACACCCTCAAGGTCACCACCATACCCGATAAATGAATGAGCAGTTATCGTTCCACTTGCATCTATGGAGCCTGTAAACTGATGGAGGTCATCTGGAGTGTCTCCGAATATAGACGACCCAGATACTTCGAACTCAAATACAGTTTTGGTTTGGTTTTGAATCTCAAAGTTATGAGCAATGATATTACCAGAAACCAACAATGCATTTAGATCATCAGACCAAATAAGGTTTGGGTCATGATCTAGAGCAGTCTCAACTCCAGCGAGTTGAACTGAGCCTTTAGGTCCCGAGGCTTGAGAACCTACAACATATGCCCACCCAAACTCTCTCGACATTACTCATCGATTCCTTGTCCAGATAGTTCATGCATTTGAGAAGCAGGTATATTCGTTAAAGAAGCGAACACCGAAATATATCCAGCGTTATCATGCTTCAAAAGAACTCTATTTGTTTTAACAGAACCTTGTACTCCTTGAAGTCCAGAAATATCCCAAGAGTGTCGTGCCTCGGCATTTTCTATTGTCCAGCCATTTGCAAAAGTTAAAGCCCCACTATTCAGTGTCAAATTATTATTTCCAACCCTGTCATATACTGTCGTGGCATCATCAACCGGCGATAAAGTATAATATTCTCCATCGTCAAAAAGCCAAACAGATTCTAAATATTGCGCTTGAGAGTGAACCTCTGGCTCAACTCTGGCGGTTGTAGTGTATAATTCTGAAACTTCAGCATCAGTTAAAGCCTTGGAAAACAGATATCCACTCGAATAGTATCCATCGAAATTGGCAGTGGTTCCACCAAACTCAATTGAGTTCAAATCTGAGAAAGTATCCGATAGACTTAAAATGTGAGTGCCGTTTGCATATAACTTTGTGTCTCCACTTTTAGCTACTAAAACTATGTTAATCCAATCAGTGGTGTTGATATCAAACAAATAGTCATCAACACTGCCATTGACGAATAGTCTCCAGTTTGGAGTAGTGGATAGAAATCTTGTTTGAACTCTTACTATATCTGTCCCATTAGTTAAAGTTATAACTCTCTGGTCAGCCGCTAAGCTATCAAACTTAACCCACAAAGAAACCGTGAACTCTCCACCTTGAGTGATTGATGATGATAAATACTCAGTGCCGTTGGGCATATTGGCAGACCTCGTTGGTTTACAAAACATTACCGTTACAATCTGAGAGCTACCAGAGTCATTGTGTATATTTAAACATTTTGTAACGTTAGGGAACTCGATAAATTCATAACCAGGAGCAACTTTGTCATAGTTCTTTAACCACGGTCGACCAGAGACTTGATATGAACCTACATTTCTTAGACCAGTTGTATATACAAAAGAGGACATTATCTAGAGACCCCCTCTAAACCTTCAAGTTCAAACATACGAGCAGTTGGGATGTTTGTCAATTCTGCAAAAAGCGTAATATCATTTGGAGGATTGTTTGTCGCGCACGATACAAAAACTTCTTTGCACTTAACATTCATCTCAAACGCAGTACCATTGGCAATAATGAAGTAGTTATCATTTGTGATGGCTCCTTCGGTAAAGCCAAATTCGTTTGTACGATAAGGAACAAAATGAACTCTAATATCGGTATTTGAATTGTTCTGAATGACAACTCTTTTTGTTACTTTAGGAAATTGAAATCTCAAAGAATCGTCTGCCGTTGCTGGTAACGCTGACCTTTCAAAGAATGGCGCTCCACTAACTTGATATGAGCCGACATTATTTAAACCGACTGAATAGAAATTTGAACTCATAATATTTTCCTCTCTTTAGGACTAACTAGTTATTTTTTTTCTTCTTGAGTCCTGCTTTCCATTTTTTACGAGCTAAACGCTTCTTCTCTGATTGAGATGTGAAGTGGCGCTTATCTCTGGTTTCTTGAATGATTCCGAGCTTCTTACATTTCTTAAGAAACCTTTTGATAAATTTTTCCATATTCTCGTTTTTACGAGGACTTTCTTTATAGTTTGTAGCCATTATTTTCCCTTTGCCAATTTGGACCAAATACCAGAACTAGCTCCGAAAGCTGAGAGATCGACACCAGAGTCATTCGGGTCAACTCCATCTAAGGCTTTTGACCCATGTGGAGAACTTGGCGAATGACCAGAGCTTCTGTTTGAAAGAGGTTGGGTACCCTCAAACAAGTCAACTCCATTATAAGAGTCTCGACCAATTGAGTCAAGCATCTTTCTTCTTCGTTCTTTTAGCTTTCGCTCTTGCTCTTCATAATCTACCTGAGGTTGATGATAGGTAGGTGCCTGACGTGTCTCGACAATTTGCTGAGTCCCAGCTCCCCTGATTACCTCAGAAATAATTCCTGATAGAACTCCTTCTTCAAAGATGACCTCCTTGATACACTCTTTAATGAGTGGCTTTAGAGTCTTTTTTAATTCTTCTTTGTTCATTTAGTCTCCAAGAATCTTTTTAAATAGATTGTCAATATTATTTTCTCTTTGTTCTCTTAATCTACTTGAGAACTTAAATGTATTTGCTCTGTTTTCTCCGTCTCTTGGATACACATAGGCATCGGGAGTTGATGGTTCAGATACAATATCAAAACAAATAAGCTGGAAGTCTTCCTCTACTGTAGTGACTCCCATGGACTCTTTTACTGAGCCAAGTCCACGAGATGAAATGCCAAGCTTCACACCGGCATTGATGAGGTCTTTTAAGATTCTACCGCTAGGAGTGTCTAGGACTTTAATCTTGCCCATTACATCCTTTCCTTCCCACCAACACTCCACTACCATATGAGAAACGTTTTTAAGGTTAATAACGGAGTCATCAGGGTGGTCTAGCTCACCAGTTGCTCTATTATCTTTTACGATTTTCATATAGTTGTCCATTTCACGCTTAAGAACTTTCTCTGGATATACACGTCCATTTCCATTTTTTTTATCAGCAGTTTGAATACGACCAGTTAAATATACGACACCTTCCTCAACAACTTCACGTTTTTCTCGTTCTGTTAAAAGGTCTGTGCAGGTGCCATTTGGACATAATGCATGAAACTCTCTCAATAATTGTTTTGACATTCCTTTCTCCTTGAGGCTTTATCTTTCGAAATTTACTCTTCCTGAATCTTCATCAAAAGAAATAAGTCCATTATCTTCCAATTGGCCCATGATATCGTAAGCATCGTCAGTTGAGTGACCTAGGTTTTCTAGTTCACCTAGAAGCCAGTCTTGATAGACCATTGCTTGATCTTCTGGCTTTTGTTTTGTAGCATTAGCTGCTGCCTTTAACTGTGGATAAATTGCGTCCAAATCTACTAGTATACTTGAAGCAGGGATCTTTGGAGTATTTGGGTGTTGTTTCATAGGCGACAGTGGCTTTGGACCTTTTATGGGCTCATTTCTTGGACGTCCAAGAGGAGCTCCTTGTGGTTTATTTTTTGACCTTCTTTTTTTTGCCATGGCAAGCCCAGCAAGCCCCAGAAAAGGGTTCATCTCTTGCAAAACATTGCTTAATTCTTCTTTAATAATTTGTTTAAGTTCTTCATTTGAAATTTTCATTTTTTTCTCCAATAAAAAGTGGGCGGAGTTAATCTCCGCCCATTGGCGGGCATCACCCGCGTGAGCTAGGAGCCACTGCAACAGCGACGAACAGGTTGCAAAACCCAGCGCTTAATCATCAACATTCTCACCCCCTGATCTTGATGATAGTCTTAAGCCGAAATCATCGACCAAGACCGAAAATAAATAAGATGTTCCAGCCGACAAACAGCCAAGAAGGAACGCGTTCACGAATGAACTCTCGAAACTAAATAGTTCGGTGTATGGAGAAAGGAGGCTTAAAACCCAACCTACATGAAACCCCATGCAAAGAGGGCAGTTCCAAAGGGTGTTCCACTTCTTTGTATGGTCTTTTTTTGGCCTTATATCTTCAAAGATTTTACCATGAACAATCATGAAGGTCATGCCATACGATATCAATATGAAATGTAATGTATCCAAATGTGCCTCAAAAACTATACCTGCCGTAAAGATAAGGTGCGAAAAGGTTGTGTTGTCTGATGGAGCCCTTTTCTTCCTCAGCTGGTACTTCACCAAGTTCAGTTGAATATTCTCCATCAGGTGATAATAAGTGGTCATCCATCATGTCATCGTAACCTGTTCTACCAGACATCATAGGTTCTTCCGTCTCCATCCATTCTGATATTTTAAGCAAAGTTATTTCAATAACCTTATCATTATCCATCAAAGTACCTTCTAAAGAGCCGTAAATGTTTCCACCTTGTATTGAATCAAAGTTCAGCACACCTGCTTTTCTTAAAAACTCAAAAAGACGAGACTCCGCTCCATATACTAAATCTGACATAGTATCTTTTGCAAAAGCGATGATTTTTTTCTCATTCGGCTTTATGATGATGTCGATATCCTTGTGGTCCATAATCATCAAGTCTCCATTCAATGCAGATCTAAGTTTAAGCTTTCCGTAGACCTCATCTTTGATATCCACTTTGATGGTGACGTTTTTATCTTCTGGTTCTGGGATTTTTGTTTCTTCTGGTTCTTTCTTGTCGATATTAATATTAATTTTCACTTCTCTTTACCTCCGCCAAAAGATCTTGAATGTAAAATACCTCTTCAACAATATTTGAATTTAGCGGCGTTTTTGCATAACTATCAAGCTTTGCTCTAACTTTTTTAAAATTTTCATTTAAAGCACTATTTGTGCCTTCTACTATTTCGGAGTCTACGGCTTTCTTGAGTCGTCCAATCTCCTCATTTAAATAGGTCTTGAGACCAAGCCCATTATCGGAAAATGATGTGATAAAATTACTTAATAGTTCTTTCTGTTCTTTCAATAGTGAGTGTTCATATGTTTCGTTAAACCTCTTCACATACATCTTGAATTCCAGCTTATCAATATGTTTCATCTCTGTCATGACTTCTTCTTTGCGAGATAAGAAGTTCACCACTTTATTTTCAAGCATAATTCTATTCTTTGCATTTAAGTTGTCATTCTGGAAGAATAGGCCAAGAGTTGCTAGATCCTTATAGTTTGGAACAAAGTTACCAAATGCAGCAGGGCCTAATACTTTATTGATCTTGTTTATGAGGGAGGTTTGTTCATTGAAAATTTCTTTTCTATCGAGCTTATCAAAGTCAACTTTACTTTCTTGAAGCAGTCTTCTAGAGAAGGACTCGCTAGCTTCTTTTGTTTCCATAAGTGAGCGATATATATCTAACTCAAATGAAAGAGCCTTTCCTTTTTTAAAGAACTCTCGCAAAAGACTTTTGACTTTTTTGACCCTTTCTTGCTCTTCTTTGATGATTGCCTTTGTTAATTCACGAATAAGACATTCGTAAAGAAAAGCGGTATTTCTTTTCTTATTATGCTTCATTTCTATCTTCCTTTTTGTTTAATGATTCTAGAAGCGATTTGATCTCGCTGTCGGTACTAAATAGTTTCTCTTCTTCCCTTTCGTTCGACTCGTATATCCCTCTGGCTAACGAATCCATACCGCCGAAGCCGACCTTTCCCGGAAATGTTGTTCTAGCCGTTGAGCCTCTTACCTCTCCACCAAATGCTTGGTTCTTCATTTGTTTCGAAAAACCTCCCTTTCTATAGGAAATTTTATGTTTCTCATATGGTCCTCGAGGTTTTGCATCGTCGTCACGTTTTGCAGGCGGTTCAGCTAATAGAACCGATTCCCCACCGCCACTGGAAGTGTCCGGTGATGGTGCAGGTGAAGTATCGCCACCAATGTCTCCTCCTAGGTCACCGCCTAGGCCACCACCAATGTCTCCTCCTAGGTCACCGCCTAGGCCACCACCAAGTCCTCCACCAGCATCTCCTGCAGGGGCGGCGGCTTCTTCAAGGGCTGACATGAATTTCTTGTCGGAAAACATTTCTCTTTGCATTCTTAGGTATTCATCTTGAGATAGTCCCAACAAGTTCTCGGATACCCAACGTCTAGAGAAGTATCCCTCTGTTGCAGCACCAGCGATATCAAACTTAGTTTTCCAATGTTCAAGCTCTTGCATCTCAGCAATCTTCGACGGGTTATTAAGAGCAAGTTTGAAGTTCAATAAGTCGTCTCCTCTATATCCTAAAGTGTATAAATGTACAATACCAATCTTTTCCAGTTCAGCAATCAAAACTCTTTGAAGTCTTTGAATGGTTCTCGCAAATCTAATATCTTTTTGAGCTAAGGTTGTCTTATCTTCTGTTGCACCTTCACCCATTGAAAGGTAAGATTGAGGAACTTTCAAAGCAGAAAACAGTTTATCTCGAAGATATTTAACATCTTCAATCTGTGCCGTGAATTGACCTCCCGGAAGGTTTACAATGTCTGTAGAGCTTTGACCGCCTCTAATAGGGACAAAGTAGTCCTCTTCAATAGAAAGGGGGTTGTAACGCAAATCTACGCGTCCTGTGGTAGGGTCCACAACTTGATGACGCTTCATTTGAGTCATAACCTTCTGCATGTATTGTTCAACATCTTGAGGAGCAATGCCTCCAACGTCAATCTTAAATACACGTCTCTCTGGTGAGCGTGTGATGCGATATGCCATCATAGCATCCTCAAGAAGGGTAAGCTGTCTCCAAATCCTACGGGAAGGCTCCAATACACTTGTTCCGTATGGTGCATGTTTATCATTACCAAGAACTCTAAAGTGAGCAATTTGCCAGTTCTCCAAAGTTAGACCAGCATTGTTCCATTGGAATTGAACGTAGTTCGGGTTTGTGGGATCTTCTCCCTCAAGCCTTTCGACTTCCTGAGGAGGCAAGCCGATGCAGTTCTGAATACCTTTACTCTCATCTAAGTCAAGGTATAAGAACATGTCTCCGTACTTGCACATCGTTCTAGCCCAACCAAAAAGGTTGTGTTCAATATTCATGATGTTAAAGTACAGTGAGTGTAAAATATATTTAATTTCGTCATTAGGGCAGTTGATGCGAAGCATCGGGGTCAATGCTGAATGTGTCGTCATTTCGTCTGCGTAAATATCTAGAGAGGATGCAATCTCTGGTGTGAACTCCATTTGCTCAAAGTCAACGTAACGTTCTGCACGGTTTCTGTTTGAAATCATGTTCAAGGTCATGATGTTCATTGGGTTGTATTCAGTCTTCTTGAACTGCTGACCGGATGCAGATCTAAATCTTTTAGCATAAATATCTAAATGTCTTCTTCTAAGTTGTCTTCCGGTCTGAGTTCTTCTTTGAGTTAAAGGTCCAGAGAACATTCTCGTGAGAGATTTAAATAAGTCATTTTGATTGTTGTTGGGGTTTCTTTCGTTGCGAGCCATCTTTTATCCTTTGTATATCCACAAAAAGTCTTTTGCGTTTTTTATTTCCTCCTCGTATTTTTGCTCGAACGTTTCTTTATAAATATTTTGACCTTTGACTTGAGTATTCATCGTTGTTGTTGATTTCATCAAACCGCCAAGCATCGCCTTTTTATAAGCCATGTCTCTTTCATTTTCTGATAGGGCCGTATCCCTTACCCAGCATGCAATTGCTAGAGACATAACCAAATCATCATTGTAAGAGCGCATAGCTTGAGGCTTACCATTTTGCCAAATAAAAGTTTTTAGTTCGTGAAAAACACGACTGGAATGTATATTAATTAGTTTATTTCTAACGTATTCCTCTAATTTGGCTACAATTAGCGGTCTTGTCTTAATTGAAGTTGTAAAGCCCAGCACTGCTCTGCTGTCATTTTCAGCCAAATAGGACTCTACATATTCATGAGTTGCTTTGATGGAGTAGTAAAGTTTTTTATATTCTCTCTCGCGAAGCTTTTCCAATACGGCAATACCAATGCCGTTGTTCTCAACAACCAAGAGACACGTTCCATATTCATTACCAGCACTATATAAAATATCTGCGTACATATCCAAGTCTGGCTTTCCTTGATACTCCGCCACGACACTCATTGTATCTACGCGTAATATGTGAAAACATGAATAGTCAGCCCCATCGCCTCTTGCGACGTCGGCAACTAGTAAATACGGAACACCATCTTGATACTTTTCCCATATCCAAAAGTTCCTATCATACCCAGTTTTGTATTGTGGTTGACATATATCTGCATGAATTCTTCGAAGATCTTCTGGGTTAATTACAGTTTCACCAGAGGCATTAAAAGAACACTCAAGCTCTTGTGCGATTTGTCTCTTAGACATGTTTCGCGTTTCTTTCTCAAACCATGCTTGGTCTCGCTCAGGATGAACATCCCACATTAGCTTGATTGGGTGAAAATCATTCATTTCTGTTTCAGCTTCGGTATAGGTTTTATGAAACCAATTTCCAACGCCGTTAGGGGTACTCAGAGCGATACAGCGGCCCCCTGTAGATAAGGTAGGGTAAAGACCCGTCCAAAGCTCATCAAGGCCGTCAACGAACGCTGCCTCGTCTATAATGAGCAATGATAATGCTTCCGAACGACCAGCGTCTCCTGATGTCGTTCCGGCTTTTACTTGAGAACCGTTTGTTAATTCGAATGACTGTTTGTTGTCGACGTGTATCTTCGCAATCATCATCCACGATGGAAGATTCTTGAAGATCATTTTCACTTTCTTTACAAGGTTCGTTGCTGTTGTAAGCTTGGTCGCAATAACGAGAACGTTTTTTTCTCTATGGAATAACATGAACCAAGCAACATAGGCAGCGGAGATTGTAGAGATTCCAAGCTGCCTTCCTTTTAAGATTACGTTAAAACGATAATCGTTAAAGTCTTGGAGCAAGTCTCTCTGATAGTCATAAGTCTTAAATGGGATTTGACCCTTCAGAGGGTGCGAGATCTTACAATAGTTGTCGATAAAATATTGAGGATCTTTTCCACACCTTACAAGTTCTTTAACGATTTCATTTTTGGTGAGTTTCATTTACTCCCCTATTTCTTTTGGTTATCCGAAGCCGAGATCTCTTCATTTTGAGGACGCTTTGCTTTTGCGAACTCTAAAAACTTCTTTGTAATGTCATTAGTTTTGTTTTCCGAAGGAGAAAGTATCTCGTCCATTTGTAAACCGCCAATTTTGTAATGTTGATAAGCTTGAACAAATGTACGAACATTTGAAGTTGTTTGAACCAAGATTTGAGGCTCTCCCTTTGCCGTTAGAGAAACAGAGTTTCCAGTTATTGCTTTATATTCTTTTTGCAAAAACTTTTTAACTTCGTTGATGGTTCGGACAATATCATTCTCGAAACCATTTTCCTTTAAGTCTTTCATCATTACATCGGACTGATAGTTGATGACCATTGAGTCTCCGTAGAACTTTACTTTAAAGCCATCGATTACTCGTTTGTCAAGCAGAGGAATGCCTTCTTCTCGCATAAGTCCGACTTTTCGGACTTGACCGTCATGTGAATAGTTTTCCATGTGTTGTGCACCATCATAGGAAACATTCGCTGCTGCTTGAGCCAGTCCTTCGATGATTTCTAATATTTCTTTGCTCATTTATTTGGTCTCCAACCTGTTTTCCATCTTTCTTCTCGGCCTTCCACCCACTGTATATAACATTTATGGCAACATTCAAATTTCGTCATATAAAGATCATCAACAGATTTGAATGAATAAGTGTTGCAAGTTGGGCATGAACGCTTTGATTCTCTATTAAGTAGTTCTTTTGATATTAAAACTCCATCTAGGTCAACCTTATCAACTTCAGCCTTATCCTGTTTGTAGTTCGTCTTAAGCTCTTTAAGGTATTCTTTCTCTTTGTCGTCGTTCCATTTAGACTTTGGATTTATGACAGCTTCCTCTCCGTATTTTTCAGCAATAGCTTTCTCAACTTTCACAACATAATTTGGATCTTTATTCATTGAACACTCACTTCTATTTTATTCGCAGCATAATATGTAAAAAGCGATGCGGATGTGCCTAGGACAAAGCCTCCGAAAAATACCCAAGTTGATCTTTTTGAGTTAGTATATCTTCTCAGGATTTTAATTTCTTCATCTTTTATCTCAACCATTGCATCATATTTTGATTGTAAAGCTGCCTTTTCAATCTCTAAATAGTCAATTTGGTGCTGCTTTTCCGCAAGTTGAAGAGAAAAATCTAAAGCAGCAGTGATGGTGCATTGCTCTTCAGCAAACTCTTTTGTTGTAATAATTGATGCAACAGCTTCATCGTTGAAGAGCCTACCAGCAAACGGGGCCGCTTCGCCTTGGGATAAAGGAGTCATCAGAGGCTCTGAATAAGCCATTGCTATCATGAGCCACATCATTTGATCATCTTGGACCATCTCTTTAGGATGGACTCTCTCAATGCGGTAGTGTCAATATCTTCTGGGTTGACTTGCTTAAGTTGCGGGTCAATTGTGACAGGTTGCGCTTCGGACATTTTTAGCTCCATCCATTTAGTAAAGAGTCCCTCAATGCCTCTGGCCCCACTTCGACTTAGATTGGATATATAACTCATTGCATCCTCGGATGTCTTAACCTCAGGTTTATTATTTTTTATATCATATACAAGTTCCAAAGCAAATCTACTTATTGCCTTTTCGACAGCCTTTTCTTGGTCTGGTTCGTTCATGACTAGTGATGCTTCTTCTGGGTTTGGCAAACCCAAGTGCTGTAGGTCTCCCTTTATTTTTGTCAGCACCGCTTTCCTAACATCTCCAGAAGTCATTTTTTGCGGCTGAAATGTTGAGAAGTCAGACTTAATATTTGCACTTGCATCATTTAAATCAATTTTTTGAGCCAGTTCCCTAAAGGCCTTGTCCATCTCATACATTTCCATAATTGATTCTAAAAATACCTTAGCCAACTTTTCACAGTCATCATCTGCAGTGTGCGTTTGGTCAAATTCTTTTGTAGAATCATAAATTTTCATAATTCCATCTAATTTAGTCTTGATATCTCCATGCATTTTAATAATTTCATTACCAGCAGTTTGAGATTTAGCTAATGTTGCTTTTGTCTCGCCTGAGATATTTTCACTATCCTGAATAGACGGAAGAATATCGTTGAAGAATTGCATTTGTTTGGTGAATAGTTGTAAGAACTCTAATGTGTCTAATGCTTCAGAGTTTTGAAAATAATCAACAAGCTTATTGCTTATATTATGTATAGACGCTCTTCCTAAGATTACATTGTTGTCGAATGACTTTATGTTGTGCCCAACAAGAATATACTTGTTGGCGCCTAAGCTCTTTAGGTATTCCAAGAATAGTTTTATACCCTCTGCTTCCGTTGGTGGTACATTTTTATCGTGAGCTAAGAAGCCTTCATATTCTGGTATAGGAAAATTATCGTATGCCGTAAATGTTTTGTTTTCGGCATAAGTAAAGTCCAATGCCTTTTGAAGAGACATTCTCGCTCCATTCGGCATTGGAAATGAGTGTAACGTGCGAGCAAAACTGGTCGAAATGTTTTTTCTTTTCTTGCCGCGTCTGCTTCCGTATTTATATGGAGAATCGCTTAACCTATAAAATAGGCTATATAAGTCAACAAAGAACTTCTTTCTCTCTTCGTCGCTAGAACTTTCCAAAAAGGCCTCTGGGTTTTTAATTTCATATGTCTTTGAGCCATTATCTACTTTTTCATTTAGACACTTTTCTATAAAGCCCTTTGTCACTATATCAATGTCGACGCCATCTTCTTCCAGCAAAGTTAATAAATCATTCAACTTTTGACTATTGTACATGCGGATATCATCTTTAATACATAAAAATGCACCTTTAATCGCCTCTGGTTCATATGTTTTTGGATTTAACTCGTAGCTTGGGGAAGTAAAAGTTTTTTTTGTTTCCTTATTTTTATATGTCTTAACAAATAAATTTCTCAACATTGCAAAGGCGACGGAGTCTTTACCTTTGGGGTTGCGACAATAATAGTTGTAAAGCACTTTTCTCTTTTCGCGTATTTCTGCATCTTTTTCTTTAAAGTCTGCAAAGTCAAACTTTGATTTAATTATGATACCACCAGAGGGGGAAAGATTGCTTATCTCAGATGTAATATCTTCTCCCGCTAGATATCTTCGTAATATAGAGCCTATGTCAAATTCTAAAGCAGCTATTTGGTGAACATAGGCATCAGGCATGAAGCCATTTGTTTCCAAGTCATAAAAGATTAGTTTTTTGTTAAATATTGAGTTTCGACTACTTGGATTTATGACATTATCTAGAATGTAAGGAGTTGACATTTTTGGAGTTGTCTTAAACCTTTCATTTAAGTTTTTTTTAAAAACTTTTTTAATTTTTATTCTCATTATTTTGTTTCCATTTTTAGCTTTTCAATATTAAATTCTTCCAACAAGATTCTATCAATTTCTTCAGGGTCTTCTTTGGCTGCTTCTATAAGCTCAAGTTTTCTATTTGCTGTTTCTCTTTCCAGTTCTGTTTGAGCAGCCTTTGCTTGTTTTCTAAGAGCAATTCTTGAGTTTATGTATTTCTGATGTGCCTTTGCAAGCTTCAACTTTTCTTCAGCTGAAACTTCTTGGATTACTTCAAGTTCCTTTTCTTTTATTTCGGCAATATCTTCAGCCATTTCTTCGGCTTCAATTTTACCTCGACGACCTAATGCAAAAGCCAGCAGGGCAACTGCGCCTGCTGCGAACCATTCCCATCTTTCCTTAAACCATTCCCACATTATCCGTGTCTCCAAGTTCTTGCGAAGTCAATCGCAGTTTGGCCGCCAATGTAAGTCATGGCAATCATTCCCCAAGTATCAGCATCTAAGCCAACTCCTAAATACAGAAGGGCAGTAGCGACAGTGAACACAAGGAGCTTTCGTGAGATTGCTCTCTCCATTACATTATCGATAATGCCCTTCTTTTCAGTTTTATTTTCGTTAGAGTCTTGCATAGTATTTCTCCTTTGCTTGGCTCTAACTAGTTCTCAATGTTACAAATTTACTTGCGCATACCCATCGGTTTTATCTATCTCAATAGTTGTATCAACTATATCTTTAAGATTCTCTAGATGGGTAATGAGCAATACAGTCTTAAACTGAGCTTTGATCATTTGCAACAGACTTACAAAACCCTCCATATGATCTGCATCTAGCGCGGTGGCTGGTTCGTCTAGAATAAACAGTTGGCTCTTTGGCAAAGACGATACAGATATTAGAGCTAAACGAATAGCCATTGAAGCGATGGTCTTTTCAGCACCTGAACCCATAGACAAAGGTCTCTCTTCGTATTTAGGATGCTTAAGATAAATCTCCAGCTTATCTCCATCTTCTGCGAAGAATACTTCAAAGTCTACAATAGAAGAAAGTACTTTTTGGATCTCTTCGTTGATAATTGGAAGCATTGATTTAATGACTTCATAAGATATTCCATTGGCATGAGTTGACTGAACAAAGATGTCATAAGCAATAAAATCTCTCTCAGCGTCTTTTATTTGCTGTATTTTTTCCTTAGCTTCTTCGATAGAGCGAGAAACAGAGCCCTTTTCAGACATAAACTCTAAGACTTTGGCATCGCATTTTTTGATCTCAGCTTCTTTCAAAGATATTGTCTTATTAATCGCCAATAACTCACCATTTAGAGAAGTTAAATTCTCATATGCTTCAATGTTGTCGTTATAGTATGCAATGTCTTCTTCGCAGTCACGTATACGTCTCTGCATTAGTGAAACCTTTCCTTCGCAGTTTTCCCACTGTAGAGACATGTTAAGTACTTCAGTTTGACTTCTCATCAAAGTATCCCTTTGAGCTTCATAGTCTCTGATAACTGCCTCTGAATAAACTTCATTAATCAATGATGCCTTCATTTTCAAGTCAAGCATTTGAGCAACGAGAGTCTCGATGTCCCTATCGACATCAACGATTGTATTCTTCGCTTCTTCCGCTTTCTTTACGAACTCATTGTCACAACAGAACTTGCAGTTAGGATCATATTCGTGATCATGAAGCATGTCAATCTTTGACTGAAGGTTTTGTTTTTCTCTCTTTGCCTTATCTAGAGACTTGTGAGTATCTTTTAATTGCTTCTTAATAATTTCTAAAGT